CAATTTGATTTAGCTATTGTTGATCCTCCTTATGGTATTGGAGATTTTAGAAACACAAAAAGCCTAAAACATCATAAAAAAATTGATTGGAATAATAATATTCCAGATTCAAATTATTTTAAGGAATTAAAAAGAATAAGTAAAAACAGAATAATATTTGGAGTTAATTACTATGGAAAACATGTTAATGATGTAGGTAGAATAGTACACGATAAAACTGGAGGCGGCAAAAGAAATGCGCCCAAAGGATTATCAGATTGCGATATAGCTTCACATAGTTTTGGTGTAAATATGAAAATATGCCACTATACAAGTATAGGTAATGTGATAGGAAATAAAATTGATTGGGAGAATCAAATGCGTTGGCATCCTTGTCAAAAACCTATATCATTATACGAATGGCTTTTAATAAACTACGCAAAAGAGGGAGATACAATACTCGATACTCATTTAGGTAGTGGCTCAATAGCTATAGCTTGTCATAATTTAGGTTTTGATCTAACAGGATACGAAATAGACAAAGAATACTTTGAAGCAGCAAAGAAACGAATAGAACAACATAAACAACAAACACGATTATTTTAATGAGATGGTTTAAACCTTTAAAAAAAGATAAGCCTAATAAAAAACAAAAGGCAGCAAGAAGAAAGCAAAGAGAAAGATTTCTTGAAGAAGAAAGAAAACCTAAAGTTAAAAGAAACGGAGTTTTAATAAAAAAATAAAATTACTTTAAATTAAAAAAATCTCTTAAATGATTGATAGAGCATGCAAAAGAATCAGGGATTAAAGAATGATATAATATACCAATTCTATTATATAGCTTTATATGATTATGAAAAAGGTAATGATGCAGATGATTTAAGAATAATTATGTATGATTATGAGGATAAAGAATTATATTTAGAATGCGAAGGAATCAGATTAGCGATAGAGTATATAGAATTTTTAGAATTAATAAAAGAAATAATAGATGAATAGCAATGAAATAAAAAATTTAGTTCAGAGGAATTTTGAGTTAAATTTAAAACAAAAGAAAAGAACAAGAAAGTTAGTTTATGCAAGGGCAGTATATTTTAAACTTTGCAGAGATTGTACTGATTTAACTTTTGCTAAAATAGGAAAAACATTAGGATTTTCTCATGGAAACGTAATACACAGCATTAATAAAATATTTCCCTCTTTTAATATGTATAATAATGATTACATTACAATTTATAATGAAATAAAAATGCAAAACAGCAAAGCTCCATTAAGCAAAAGATTTGAAGCTGCTAAAAATGAAAACAGCAATTTGAAAAGAGAAATAGAAAAATTAAAAAGAAAAATAAATAAACATGAAACAGAGGCTATCTATTAATAAAATAAAACCTAATGCAGTTAATCCTAGATACATTAAGGATAATAAGTTTAAAAAGCTAGTTAAAAGTATAAAGAACTTTCCTGAAATGTTAGAAAAAAGACCAATCATTGTTGATGAAAATTTAATAGTGCTTGGAGGAAACATGAGATTAAAAGCATCAATAGAAGCTGGATTAAAGGAAGTGTGGATAGATATTGCAGAGGGATGGTCTGAAGATCAAAAGAAAGAATTTATAATAAAAGATAATGTAGGCTTTGGAGAATGGGATTGGGATATATTAGGCAATGAATGGAATGTAAAGCAATTAGAGGATTGGGGTTTAGATGGTTTTCCTTTTGAAGAAGAACAACCTGAAATTAAAGACATATCTGACAGTATAGAAAGTTCATTTAGAGTAGAAGTAGAATTAGAAAATGAAGAAGAACAAGAAAAATTATATAACGAATTAATAAACAAAGGATATATATGCCGACTTTTGACATTATAAAAGAAACAACAGCTCCTAAAACATTCAGAGTAGCATCTGTTATAGGTAAATTTGATTTACAAAGTGAAAAAATAACAGAACATTTTAAAGGAGAAATTAATTTAGAAACTGAATGGAAAATAGGATTAATTGTAGGTAAATCAGGAACAGGTAAAACAACCATAGCAAAACAATTATTTCCTGAATCATATGTAACTAATTACAAATATGATAAATTAACAGTTTTAGATGACATGCCTAAAGATTGCTCTGTTGATCAAATAACAAAAGCATTTAATAGTGTAGGTTTTTCTAGTCCACCAAGTTGGTTAAAACCATATTCTGTTTTATCTAATGGACAAAAAATGAGAGTTGATTTAGCTAGAGCTATTTTAGAAGAAAACAAAATGTTTGTATTTGATGAATTTACTAGTGTTGTTGATAGAAATGTTGCTAAAATAGGAAGTTTTGCAATACAAAAAGCAATTAGAAAAACAAACAAACAATTTATAGCTGTTGGATGCCATAATGATGTAGAGGATTGGTTGATGCCTGATTGGGTTTTTAATACTGATACCATGACCTTTCATTCATTTGAAGGGCAAAAAAAAAATAGACCAGAAATTAAATTCAACATATATGAATCTAAAAACAAATCAATTTGGAAGATGTTTGCTAAACACCATTATTTAAGTCATTCACATAATAATTCTGCTCATGTTTATTTAGCAACCATAAACAATGAAATAGCTGGCTTTTTAAGTGTTTTACATTTACCACATCCAAAAGTAAAAAACATAAAAAAAGTACATAGATTAGTTATTTTACCAGATTATCAAGGAGCTGGATTTGGTATAAAATTTTTAGAAGAAATAGGAAAACATTATAAAAAACAAAAATATAGATATACAATAGTTACATCAGCACCTAGTTTAATATATGCTTTAAAAAAATCATTTAAATGGTCATGTAAAAATTATGGTCGATTAAAAGGTGGTGGAACGGGAATATTACATGGTACAAATAAAAGATTAACAGCAAATTCAAAAAATAGAATAACAGCATCATTCGAATTAAAATAAAAAAAAATGAACAAATCCGACACTATAAAAGAAAAGTTAATTGAAGCATTAGAAAAAAGTTTAGGAGTAGTTACAACTGCTTGCAAGAACGCTAATATACATAGATCAACTTATTATGATTGGTATAATAAAGATGAAGAATTTAAAAACAAAGTTGATTTAATTCAAAATGTTGCTTTAGATTTTGCAGAAAGCCAATTGCATAAACAAATCCAAGAAGGATCAACATCAGCAACAATATTTTATCTAAAGACAAAAGGCAAAGCAAGAGGATATCAAGAAAACCAATCTATTGATTTAAATACTTCAGGAGAAATAAACGTAAACTTTAAGAACTTGATTAGTGCAATTAAAGATAAGGGATAAATTTTTGGTATGGGATAAAGTAGATTCAAGATACTTTATTATAACTGGTGGTAGAGGATCTGGGAAATCCTTTGCCATCAATACCATGCTTTTACTTTTAACTCAAGAGCAAGGGCATACTATCTTATTTACTAGATATACTTTAAGATCAGCAAACATTTCTATTATTCCAGAATTTAAAGAAAAGATAGATCTTCTTAAATTAAATCACATGTTTCATATAACTAAAGATGAAATAATAAATAAGAATTCAGGATCAAAGATATTATTTAGAGGAATCAAAACATCTTCAGGAGATCAAACAGCTAATTTAAAATCATTGCAAGGCATAACGACTTGGGTAATGGATGAAGCTGAAGAATTAGTTGATGAAAGCATCTTTGACAAAATAGATTTATCAGTAAGAAAAAAAGGCATAGATAATAGAATAATGCTAGTATTAAATCCAGCAACTAAAGAACATTGGATTTACCAGCGTTTTTTTGAAAGCAAGGGCATTGATTCAAAAAGTAATTTAAGTACAGGAAATGTTACTTATATCCATTCTACGTACCTAGATAATATTGAGAACTTGTCTGATAGTTATTTAGCAAGGATTGAAGATATAAAAAACAATAGACCAGCTAAATACGAGCATCAAATATTGGGAGGATGGCTAGAAAAAGCAGAGGGAGTTATATTTAGCAATTGGACAATAGGAAAGTTTCAAGAGGTTTCAACTGTTGTTCTAGGTCAAGATTATGGATTTTCTTCAGATCCATCGGTATTATTAAAAACTAGCATAGATAAAAAAAATAGAAAGATTTATGTAAAGTTATGCTTTTATAAAACGCATTTAACAACAAGCAACATTGCTCAACTTAATAAACAATTTGCTGGTCAAAACCTAATCGTAGCTGATAGCGCAGAGCCTAGACTTATAAATGAACTATCCAGGCATTGCAATATAGTTCCAACAATCAAAGGGCAAGGATCAGTTATATTTGGAATTAGCTTATTACAAGACTATGATTTAATAATAGATCCTGAAAGCACAGAGATAGTTAAAGAGCTGAACAACTATTCGTGGTTAGAAAAGAAATCGCAAACTCCAATAGATAAATTTAATCATACTATTGATGCTTTAAGGTATGCAGTAGCCTATCAATTAGAGAATCCAAATAAAGGAGAATATTTTATTTATTGATATTTATTTGTTTTTATTAACAATATTGTTTATATTTAAGCATTAATAACAATAAAACAAAACAATGGAAAGATTTAATAAATACGAGTTTATAAGCGAATTAAAAGATTCAATAGGAGAATTTATAGATAAAACAACTTTTGAAAATAATGAAGATATAAATGAAGAAATAAATGAATTCATACATGATTACATTAACAATAAAACTATATACTATGTAGATTGTTGGTCTATATGTTTTACATTAGGCTGTTCTGATTTTGAAATAGAACAAACAGGAGCTAAAGCTAAAAATATAAATGAATTAGCTTATTGGTCTTTATGGAGTGTAGTTGAGGAAAGCATTGATTATCATTTAGAATCTAAACTATTAAATGAAGAATTATGAAAGATAAAAAATATGAAGCATCAATGATAGTATCTGCAATTAGCTTTATTGGTATAATTGCAGTACTTTTATTATGTGGATAGGAAATTAATGAAAAAAATAAGTTGGTGTTTAAAAAATTATATATTCATTTATCCAAACCCAATTAATAATTCTAGAAAAGCCAGAGTTAATATTTATATTAATTCATCAGGCAAAATAAAAAAAGGAAAAGAAATATATACTCAAAATAAAGTTCATGAAAAGATATATGAGTTGTATGAACATATTTACGATAAGTTAAATTAGTTTTTAATTTTAGGTTGAAAAAGGAGGTTAGTTATACATTAACCTCTTTTTTTGGTTATATAATAAAGACTATTCATGATTTCAGTTCCAATTTCATTAAAATATATTAAGCTAGGCAACTATCAAAAGTTTCTACAAATAGAAAACCCTAGTACAGAAGATCTAATTAAATGCTTATTAGAAGTATCTTCTCCTGATCTAGCTAGAATGAAAGCAACAGATGTTGATCATATAGCAGCAGAATTAAATGAGCTGTTTGAAGTAGATCATCAATTCGTTAATCAATTTGAATTATATGGAAAGCGTTTTGGATTTATTCCAAAGCTAGATGATATTACTTATGGAGAGAATAAAGATATAACAAACTACATAAACGATTGGGGGAACATGCATAAGGCTATGGCTGTATTGTTTAGACCAATAGAAAAAAAATTATCCAATCAATATATTATAGAAGATTACGAAGGAAGTCATGTTTATAGCGATGTAATGAAAGACATGCCATTAAGCGTAGCATTAGGATCAATGGTTTTTTTTTACAATTTAACGAACGAATTACTGAATTATATCCCGAATTATTTACAGAAACAGATCAGCAAGGAACAGATGATAGAAGCGGATTTGCAAGGAAATGGGGAGGTTATTCTGAACTCTATACGCTTGCTCAAGGAGACATTACAAGGTTTGATACCATCACAAAATATAAACTACACCAATGCTTAATGTATTTGGCATTTGAAAAAGAAAAAATAGAATTAGAAGAAAGAATGATAAAACGTAAATTTAAATAATATGCAAGGATTTTATAACCTATCCAACAAAATAAGAGAAACATTACAATTAGATGAATTTGTTAATACAGTAACTTATGGAGATCTAATGGAAGTTGATTTAAATAAACAAACAATATTTCCTTTATCTCATTTTATGATTTCAGGAGCTACAATGCAAAGCAATGTTTGGAATTTCAGCGTTTCATTATTATGCATGGATATAGTAAATGAAAGCAAGAATTATGCAGATGGCATTCCTGGAGAATTTAGAGGAAACAATAATGAGCAAGATGTATTTAATACTCAACTAGCTGTAGCAAATAGATTATTAGAATTATTATTAAGAGGAGATTTATATGTAGATAAATATCAATTAGATGGAGATCCAACATTAGAGCCTTTTGTTGATAGATTTGAAAACAAACTAGCTGGATGGACTGTTACTTTTAATGTGTTAATTCCTAACGACATGACTATATGCTAAAAGAATTAAAAGCTGAAATGCAAAAGATTGGTCATCAGGTTGTTAATGGAGCTGTTAGGCAGTTGCAAAGCGGTAATCATATGGCAAGCGGTAGTTTAGCTGAAAACATAACTTACAGAGTTGAAGAAAATAGAGATGGTTATGATTTAGAATTTTGGATGGAAGAATACGGAATGTTTTTAGATGCTGGAGTATATGGATCAAATCCAATGAAAGCAAGAGCAAAGAATCCAAAACAAAAAGGAAAGAAAACAAACTCTGTATTTACAGGAAAAGATGGATTAGCAGCAAAGTTTTCTTATAAGAATAAAAGACCGCCAATGGAAAGTTTAAAAGGATGGGCAAAGAAAAAGAATATTAGGTTTAGAGATAAAAAAGGAAGATATGCTAAAGGCGGTTATACAACTATCGCTTATTGGTTGCAAGACAGAATCTTCTATCAAGGTATTGCTCCAACATTATTTTTTACTAAACCTTTTTTAAAAGCATTCAATGAATTAGATAAAGAAATAGTAAAACAATTTGATTTATATATTAATACAACATTAGAAGAAGATTCAAAATGGGGAAGCTATTCAGCAATAAAATAAAACAAAATCAACAATGGCAAAAATTAACGTAAGAAGTCCATACTTCGTAAACATATCAACAAATAATTTAATAAGCGCAACGCTTGAAATAAGAATATATTTAGGAGCAGCAGAAACAACTTGGCAAGGAAGCCCTCAATATACATTAAACTCAACAGCTATAAATAATAAAGTTAATTTTGAAATATCAGAGTTAATAAAGGACTATATCCCAGCAGCATTCAATGGAGTATATCCAAATAAACAGTTGTCTGAAGATGATTATACTACAATGTATGTTGATTATCAAATTACATCAGTTATAACAGGAGGTAATACGCAATCTCTATCTTTAGGAAATAGAGCCTTTTATGGTTATGGTTATTTTGAAGATGGAGTTAATCCTCAATTATTGCAAGGTTATTTACAATCAAATAAAACAATATTAAAGCTACATGATGCTCCTATAAGAATACCAGTAGATAATGAAAACACTAATTCTGTTGTATTTCTATATCAAGGGCAACAAGTATATTCATGGGTTCAAGATACTAATCTTAAAATACAAGATCAGATTGTTTATGTAAGTAATGGAGTTAATGGAGCAGATAGCTTTGAAGAAAGAGTAGAACTAGATGGAGGTACATTTGAAAATAATGCTTGTATTGATCAATTTGAAGATGATTTTGAGTTATTTCCAGTTGATGAAGTTTATGTTAGCGGAGTTGAAGGATTGACTGTAATTAAAATAGATAATATAGATGAATGCAAATACACTCCTTACAAGCTAACATTTATAAATAAGTTTGGAGCATATCAAGACATATGGATGTTTAAGAATTCTAAACTTGCAATGAATACAAATGAAGAAAAATATAAATCCAATATTTTAACTAATGGAACATATCAAACGTATGATCCTCAAATTAAGTTGCTAACTAAAAATGGAAATCAAACATTAACTCTCAATAGTGGTTATTATCCTGAAAACAATAATGAAGTATTTAAGCAATTATTTTTAAGCGAAAAAGTATGGATAGAATATAAAGAGAAAACATTAGGAGTAAACATAGAAAATAAAAATATAAACTATAAAACAAGCGTTACAGATAGTTTAATCAATTATACTATAGATTTTAGTTTTGCTTTTGATACAATAAACAATATAAGATAGATGCAAGTAGTAGAATTATATATAAGTAATACTAGAGTTGATTTATTTAAAGATGAAAGTGTTACAATCACAGATACAATAGTAAATGCTAAAGATATTGCTAAAGTTTTTACAGCCTTTAGCCAACAATTTAGTTTACCAGCTTCTTCAACTAATAATAAGATATTCAAACATTATTATAATTATGATATTACTGGAGGATTTGATGCAAGAATTAGAGTATCTGCTATATTAAAATTAAATGGTGTTGATTTTAAAATTGGAAAAGTAAAACTGAATTCTGTTCCAATGCGAGATAATAAAGCATATTCTTACAAAGTTGTTTTTTATGGAGATACTGTAACTTTAAATGATGTATTAGGAGAAGATAAATTAAATGACTTATCCTTTGCAGATAAAACATCTGGAACTACAACTGATTATAATGATTCAGAATTGATAGATTCTACTCAAACTTTTACAACTTTAGTTTCTCCTGGAGATAGGGTAACAAATACTACAACTAATGTAGAAACAATAATAACTCTAGTAGATAATAATGATACATTAACTTTAAAAGATGATATATTCACAGCATCAGGTCAAGGATATATAATAAGAATAAGCCCTTTTTATGATGTTGATAGTATATATTATAAAATGCAATTAAATACAGTTAATACAGAGCAAAACAGTATTGTAGCTCCTTTAATAACTCATACAAAAAGATTATTTTATGATTCTGTTGATCACACCAATGGAGATGGAAATTTATATTATCACACAGGAGGTGGAACAAATGATCACGGGGTATTATATAGCGATTTAAAATATGCAATTAGAATAAACGAAATAATTAAAGCTATTGAAAACACATACACAATAGCAAATGATTATAATTCTAATATAGTTTTTTCTAATGATTTTTTTAATTTTTCAAATAAAGCATATTCTAATTTATTTATGTGGTTGCATAGAAAATCTGGAGATGTAGATACTTTAAGCCAGCTAACATCATATCCTTTAGATGTTGATTGGGGGCAACAAGGAGGAGGAGAATGGGCTGGATTTAACAATACTAGTTTAATTATTACTCAAGCATTTGATGAAGCTTCAAATCAGACTTTTTCTTGGACTATTGATCCTGTAAACAATGCAACTCTTTATGATGTATCTATTACAAAAGATGGAATTGTAGTTTTTACTATTTCTCAAACTTCAAATACTTTAACAATAACAGCAGATGATTTAGGTGGAATTGGAAATTTAGCTGCAACTTATGTAACAACTATAACTTCAACAGTTCAAATAGATTTTACTAATGTAACTATTAACACATTTGCAACTAATGAAGATTATCCAGCTCCAACTGGAAAATCAGAACAATTAACATCAGGAGCTTTTACATTATATACTAAATTAATATTTGAAATATCAGCTCAAATACCTGATATAAAAATAATAGATTTTTTAACAGGTCTTTTCAAGATGTATAATTTGGTAGCTTATGTAAAAACAGATGGAACTATATATGTAGATACTTTAGATAATTTTTATGCCACTTCAACTACTTATGACATAACTAAATATATAGATGTATCAAAAAGCTCTGTTGATGTTGCGCTACCATATAAAGAAATATTATTTACATATAAAGGCATTAAAAGTTTTTTAGCAGATAAATACACAAAATTATTTAATTCAACATGGGGAGCAGAAAAATACAATGATAATAACAGAAATTTAGATGGTGGTATTTATAAAGTAATAGCTCCATTTGAGCATATGATGTTCGAAAGATTAATTAATCAAAATGATGGAACGCAAACTAATATAGTTTGGGGCTATTCTGTTAATGAAAATCAAGAACCATACATTGGATCTCCAGTTTTATTTTATCCAAACATTAGAAGCGGACAAGGTAATATATCTTATAGATCATCAGGTAGTTTTCCTCATACCTCAATGTCAGTTTTTAGCGTTCCAATGAATAGCGTTTATTCTAGTTCATCAACAAGCACAGCTAATAGTAATTTTGGAGTAATGACAAATGAATATACAGGAGATACAACCTTTACTGGTTCTTTATATGCTAATTACTATAATAACTATATTCAAAACATATTTAAAGAAAATTCTAGGATAGTCAAGTTTACAGCTTTTTTACCATTGAGCATCATTTTAAATTATTCTCTTGCTGATATCTTTATAATTAACGGAAAGCAATTTAGAATAAATAGTTTAAATATCAACCTGACTAATAATAAAAGTCAAATAGAACTTATTACAATATGATTATTTTAAAATTATTAAATATAGATCAGTTTTACGGAGTAAGCGAAACGATTGAAATAGCTAAAGGAAAGAATAAATTACCTCAATCATTAAAAGAAGGTTTTGAACAAATAAAAAGAAAAACAAAATGGCAATAAAAAAAGTATTTGTTGTAAGCGCAGAAACTAAAAAGGCGCAGAAGGACGTAGAGGATTTAACTCAACAATTAGAGATTCAGGATAAAGTTATTAATGATTTAAATAATGATTTATCTAGGCAACAAAAAATGCTAGAAAATACTTCTAAAGCAAACCTGTCTGCTAGAAAAAAAATTAATGATGAAATTAAAAAGACTAAAACAGAATTAGCTGGAGAGAAAAGAGCAAGAGTTGATTTAAACAATCAAAGAAAAAAAGCTAATAAAGATTTAAAAGAAACTGTAAAAAATCAAAAAGATTTAACTGGAGTTTTAGGTTTTGTAGATAAAGCAACTGGCGGAGCATTATCAGCAATGCAAAATTTTGTCGGTAGTATAACAAGCGCAACCAGAGGAATGAAGCTATTAAGAGTGGCTTGGATTGCAACAGGTATTGGAGCATTTGTTGTAGCTGTTACTTCTTTAGCTGCTGCATTCACTCAAAGTGAAGAAGGTCAAGAAAAACTACAAAGAGGATTAGCTGTATTAGGAGCAATTACTAAACAAATAATGGATTCATTTGCTGATTTAGGAGAAGCTATAATTGATGCTGTATCTAATCCAATGGATTCTATTAAAAGTCTTGGTAAAGGCTTGTTAAAATTTGTTACAAACCCTTTTAAGACTGTTAAGGATGCAGTAATAGGAGCTAAAAATTCAGTTAAAGAATTTGTTGATGAAACTGTAAAAGAAGTTAAAGCAATTGATCAAGTTACAAAAGCAAGACAAAAAGCACATCATATAGAAAGAAGTCTTTTAACTGAAAGAGCTGAAGCTAACAGAGAAATAAATGACATTAGATTAGAAGCAGAAAAAAGAGATCAATATAATGCAACGGAAAGAGTAGCCTTGTTAAAAAAGGCTCAAGCTATTGAGGAAGAAATAACTCAAAAAGAAATCAATGCTAAAAAGCTTTTAATACAAGCTCAAGAGCTAGAAATGGCTCAAGGTAAAAATACTATTGAGGATAAAGATAAACTTGCCAAGTTACAAGCTGAATTAATTAATCTTGATACTAAAAAATTAAGAAGCCAAAGAT